TAAGATATTCCCCCACAAGCCCGTAACAAAGAAACCGGCTGAAACTCGAATGGGCAGCGGTAAAGGCGCTCCGGAGTTCTGGGTAGCAGTCGTAAAGCCGGGCAGAGTTCTTTTCGAAATCTCCGGCGTATCCGAGGAAGTAGCGCGTGAGGCTCTCCGCCTGGGCGCGATGAAGCTCCCCGTACATTGCAAATTCGTAAAGCGCGAGGACGCTAATATGACAGAAGGTGGTGATGGTACTTTTGGTAGATTACATTCTGAAGAAACTAAAGAAAAAATTAGACAAAAAGCTTTAGGTAGAAAAGCTTCAGAAGAAACCAAAAGAAAGTTATCACAAATATATAAGCAAAACTACTCTGAAGCCCATAGAAAAGCAGTTGCAGAAAGTAATGCAAAACGAACTAAAGCCATTTTAATGTTTGATAGACAAAATAATCTAATAAAAGAATATCCCAGCTTAAAATTAGCTGCTTCTGAGAATCATTTGCACGTAGATACTATACGAAATATAGCAAAAGGTAAAAGCAATGGTTCTGGAGAATATATCTTTAAGTATAAAGAAGTTGCATAATAAAGAACAATAAGATTATGGAAGTAGTATTAAAATTCGCCCGAGTAAATCCGTGGGCTGGAATAGCTAAATATAAAAATTGTTACGATTATATTGGTACATATTGGACAAGAGCTGGTAATATTCATACAGGTTTAAGTGAAGAAGATGCTCGTAGACTTGAGAAAGCTATGGGTTATGAAGAAGGTCATTTAGCACCTACTAGTTCTTTTTGGAAAACTTATAGTGTAAGATTAGGAGCTAAAGATACTTTTTTGCATACTGAAAAACCTGAAGATGAATTAGCGTATCTGTTTTTAAAAAATCATAAAAGAGTTGCAACTGGTTTAAGCAATATCAGACCTCAACATGATTATGTGTTAGTTAACACCGATGCGGAAGCAGAAGCCGCTAACAAACTTAACAAAATTAAACGTGAAGCATTTGCAGAATTTAATAAGATGTCTCTCGAAGAGATGCGTAAATGTTTACGTATTTATGGTCATAAGTCAGACAACATTAGCAATGAATTAGTAGAAAGCAAGTTGTTTGAATTGATTGAAAAAGATCCTCGTAAATTCTTCTTACTGTGGATTGATAACAAAAATAAAGATACTCAATACATTTTAGAGACTGCAATTAGTAAGAATGTAATTCGTAAGTCAAAAAATGTATACTATTATGGTACTGACGTGATTGGTAGAAGCCAAGACGATGCTATTAGTTTCTTAAATGAAAAGGCTAATCAAGATATCAAAATGGCAATCATGCAAGAAATTGAATCTAAATAATTATGAATATTAGTGAATTACATATAGCATTTAAAATAGAAGCCGATAAGAATGCCGTTAATATCGGTATGTCTGGTTGTCCTTCTTTTTTACCTGAGGAAATAGATTATTGGTTATATACCGCATACCTCAGTAAAATAGCTACCAAGTTTACAGGTAACAATACTATTAGAACTCCTTTTGAAGAAAATAGTAAACGTGTATCAGACCTTGAAGGTTTAGTAAAAACAGATAAAGGTTTAACACTATTGAGTGAAACAACTAGTAATAGATTAATGCTCAATGACTTTAAATCTACTATTACTTATGGTAGTCAAGCTCAAGATAAACGTATGTATTTTATTCAAGGTATATTACATTTTGGTAGTAAATTAGCTAATGTAAAACTAATAAGTCATGAAAATGCAATGAGGTTCTTAGAGACATATAATAATAAACCTTGGATAGAAGAACCTGTTGCTATACTAGAAGATAATAAGTTGATAGTGTTCGTGGATAGGGATCTTATGACAGGTCCCTATACTATCGACTTAACTTATCTAGCATATCCTAAGAGATTAAATAATCAGGATATTACTTCAGGTATGGATGAAATACCAGAGTATATGCAGTATGAAGTAGTTAAGTTAGCTGCTGATATGGCATTAGAAAATATAGAATCACCAAGGGTTCAATCACATCCACAATATGTGGCACAATTAGCAGAATAATATGAGTAGCAAAGAAATGCAAATGTCTGAAGAAGAATATTATGCTAGCTTATTATCTAACCCTGATTATGCTAAACCAAAGTTTTCTATATACCGATTTAAAAACATTTTAAACGGTAAAGTATATATAGGTCAAACTGTAGTACCTGTTAGAAAAAGGTTGATACAACATATGACTTTTAGTAAACCGTGGACGAAATGCCAAAAAACATATTTTCATAACGCTTTGAACAAAAACGGTTTGATTAATTTCGAATTCGATGTTATTGAAATTTGTGCATCTCAAGAAGAGTTAGATATAAGAGAAAAATATTGGATATCATATTATAAATCAAATAACAAACAATATGGATATAATATTGAATGTGGCGGTAAGGATGGAAGAAAAGGAACTAAATTAACTGAAGAACATAAAAATAAGTTACTAAAAGCTAATTTGGGTAAACATAGAAGTGAGGATACTAAATTAAATCTTAGTAAAGTACACAAACAACTATGGGAAAATGAAGAGTTCAGAAATACACATTTAAGTATAGTCCGAAATAATTTATCTGCTAGCTGGGAAAAGACACAAAAGAAAATTTATCAATACGATACTAATGGTGATTTTGTAGCAGTTTGGAATAAATGTAAAGACGTTGCAGATTTTCTTTACGGAAAAGGAAAATGTGGTAGTTTAACACGCAATATTAAATTAAACAATAAACGTGGTAAATTGGGGTTCTCCAAAAAAGGATACATTTGGTCATTTTTTGCTCCCCAAAGAAAGGAGGGAATATAGACGCAAAAAATATGCAAATGGAGTTTGAACGTAGACTCCAACTTATTAGTCCAGATCTTACTATAGAAAATAAACCTAATTCTGATCTTATCTTTTCAATACTTAATGAAGCACAAGATCGCTATGTAATGATGAACTATGTTGGTGACGATCAAATGGAGATTGAAACCAATACTCAAACTAGAAATACAGATTCTATTAAAAGTTTATTGGTTGAAAGAGAACTTACTCAAAGCGGTTCTACATCAAACGGTATAGCTAGATATAGACTACCTTATTCTACTACTGATGAATATTTCTTATATGTACACTCTGTAAGTAAAGTAAAAGGTACTTATAAGCAGTATACTACTGAAACTAAAGTAGATAATCAATTAGTAAAATATAGGGATCTACCAAAGTTTATGAAGACTGCTTATAATACACCAATTGTAAGACAACCAGCAGTAGCTTTAATATCTGATCCAACTACTAAATATATGTATATGGAAGTAGTAGTAGATGCTTACACTACTTTAAGCGGTGTTATTCTTACTTACTATAGAAAACCATTAAGATTTAATACTACAACTGGTGCTTCAAAATGTGAATTACCTGAATCTGTTCATAGTGAAATAGTTGATCTTGCTGTCAATATGTTTATCACAGAAGGTAAATACAGATTACAAACTAAACCATCTAACCAAAGTAATAGAGAATAATTATGAAGTTCATTGAATTACAAACTGCATTTGAAACCGAAATAGGTTTACTTGATAATAATATTGAGAAGCCAGTTACAGCAGATATTGAATATTGGTTAATGGCTGGTTTAGATAAGTTTATTAAAACTAGATATTCAGGTATTAATTACAAGCGTACAGCATTTGAACAGGATCAGAAAAGAATTGATGATCTTCGTACACTTGTAACCAATAAGACATATCAGTTTACAACATTCCCAGAAGAACAAGTAGTTACATTACCAACAGATTATATGTTTACTTTAGGTGAAACAGCAGTAATCTATAGTAATAACAACTGTTGGCCCAAGGGACCTAATGGTCAACCTAGGACTAAACATACAGATGTGTTAGAAGCTACTATTGAGAATTTTGATAGACAAAGACAAAATACATTATCAGAGTATAGATTGCATGGTACTTCAGCAAGACCTTTGAGATTATTTCAAGGTAACGAAATCCATTTATATACTGATGGTAATTACAATATAAAGAATTATATCCTCACATACTTGAGGACTCCTAAAAGGATTAGTCTTACTACGGCTCCTTTTGATGAATACACAGATATGCCAGTATCTACTCATCAGGAAATCGTAAAAATAGCGGCTGAATTATACTTAGAAAATAAGGCTAATCCAAGATATCAATCGTATATGAACGAAGTTTCAACAATGGAGTAAGTATACGTTTTTTAAATTCTTAGTTTAACCTAACGCGGAAACTTGAAACACAGGAGTAGAAGGGTTAAATACAGTTAAACTAGGATATCCGTTTAACTAAAAATAAATTAATATTATGCTACAGAAAGTAAATACTGTACTGATTGCTAAAACAGCTCCTGCTTCTTTTTCTACTGCAGATGCTTTGGCAGATGGTGCAATTGCTTTGTTTGATGAAAACAAGAAAATTTTAACATCTACTGCATTAGCTGCAGCAGCTAAATCTATTTATGTAGGTGTTTGTGAAGGTAAAGAAGATGTATATGATCAGAAAGGTGCTAAGAGCACTAAATCTGTAATTAGATTTTCTATGCCTATTCAAAAAGGTTCTAATCCTACTTTGGTAGTAACTCCTTTCGTTGCTAAAGCTGAAGATAAGATTGTTATTACTGCTACTAATGTAGCTCCGGAAGTTGGTCATCGTTATGTTTTACGCTTAGTTTATAACGACATTTACGAAGCTCCGGGTCAGTTTACTCATACGTATGAAGTAATCGCTAAGACTACAGCTCCGAAGGATTTGGTTGATGCCTTTGTAAAGAAAATTAATAAACACAAAGAAGCTAGAGTTACTGCTAGCGCTAGTGCAGCTGTATTGACTTTGACAGCTAAAGAAATTCCTTACAATGAAGGTATTACTTTGGATCATGGTTATACTCAGGTATCTGTAGAAGCTTTCATGTGGACAACGATTCCTTCTGGTTTATTGAGCAACGTAATGTATCCGATTTCTAATCTGACAATTGCTAAGACTCAAGGTACTCCGGGTAAGGGTAACGCTTACATTGTAAGAGATCGTGAAGATGCAGCAATGGGTTACAGAGGTATTACTCATAGAGCTAATGGTATCTATCCTTATATCGCTCCGGAATTTAGATCTGATTTGAGTGCAGAATATGATACTATTACAATGGAATGGGATAATAAATATCTGTCTGATGATAATCAATATATTAAAACAACTCCTCTGGCAGTTGAAATGTACATTGTAAAAGATCAGATCAAAACAAATAAATTATTTGTGAATATGATTAAATCTTTCATTTCTGGTGCAGAAGTATCTGAATAAGGATTTAATTAATTTTTAACCACGAAAGGGATTGGGGAAGTTATCCCTAATCCCTTTTCTTTTTATATACGATTGATATGAATGACATAAACGATAGCTTGTATTATGCAGAAGTAAAATTACTTACAAAGTACTGTCATAACTGCTTAGATAACAAGATGAAAGATAAAATCATGATGTTCTTATTCAAAAAAACTTTATATGAAAATGCTATAGCATTAGACTTTACAGAAGATGCAGATAGATATTATAAAGAAATGCTTAACTTGCTTGATATGAGAACATGCAATTGTACTATTAATGACTGTAAAAATTGTAAAGATGGATATTGTGAATTATGTAAATAAGGTTGGGGAATTAGTTAATCAGTCTACTAAGTACAATGCAAAACTGGATAGAGTTTCTATTACCAATTTAGTATTATTGTTGCATTTAGATAAATTATCTAGTTGGGCTAGTACTAAAATAGATGATGAAGATTTTCCTATTACTCAGGAAGATGTAGATAAAATTATAGAATGTATGCATTGTTTGAAAAAACAAATTAATTTCTATCCAGAAAAAGATATCGACGATGATTGTATATTAACAGAAGTAGAAGAACATATAATTCAAGAGTAATATGAATAAAAAGATATCACAATTTGAGGTTACCACATCTTTTGAAGATAATGACATTCTAACTCTTGTACAAGATAAAACTAATAAGATAATCCATAAAGATGATTTTGAAACTAGTTTATCTGGTACATTTGTAACTAATGAAAGAGTAGATGGTATTGAAGAAGATGTAGCTAATCTTGATACTAAAGTAGACAACAATTATACAGATCTATCCAACAAAATAGTAGAAGGAGATACTAATGTTACTAATAACCTGAATAGTAATATTAATAGTTATTATGATGTATTAAACAATAAGATCATTACTCTTGAAGATAAACACGATAAGGATTTAACTGAAGTTAATGATACAGTACAGGGTTGGATAGATACTATTGATGATAAGTCTACAAAGGAACAATTACAAAACCTATTAAATAGGTTAATTGAAGATGAAAACATCATTACAGCATTAGCAGATTTAATTGCAAATGGTGGTGGTAGTGGTGAAGCACCCGGTTTTCATACACAACCTACTAGTACCATATTTCCGTTATCCGGGTATTATTATAATGGAGATACTAGCGATTTAACTACTACAGATACTTTAAATCAAGCTTTATCAAAATTAGAAGGTAAAATTAAATCTGTAGAGGGCAGTATAGGCGGTGATACGAAATATATGATCACTAGTACTGACAATACTCAACCTACAGACGGTAATTTGTATTCAGCTAGAAGATCTGATTTGAACTATATATCTAAAAAGGTTGATGATACAGCAAATGGTTATATTAAGTTTTTAAAAGGAATACAGGGAGGTCAAACATTTAGAGAAGGTTTTCTAGGCGAAGGTGCTTCTTTATATCCGATTAATGGCAGATGGAAGTTTGAAGTAGATGATTTGTTTGTTAGAGGTAGAATGACTGTTAATGAACTTCTAGTAAATGAAATAAAAGCTACTGGTGGAGATATATTAGTTTCAGTTGCCGATCTTGAAATACTAGATGTTACTACTACTCCAGATAATGATTACAAGTGTACATTTGATACTCAAGATGGTACTGTAAGAAATCCTTTTGTTGAAGGCGATCAAGCTATATGTCAAATCTTTGATGGTAAAAATGTTAAAAGATATTGGCGCATGGTATCCGAAGTAGGTACTGACTATGTGGTTTTATCAGATTCTGTATGTGAACCTGGTAGTTCTGTTCCTGAACCCAAAGATAAAATTATTCAGTTAGGTAACAGATACCCTGGTAATGAAGATCGTAGATCGGCTATTATGATATCTGCTAGAGGTACAGAAGGACCTAGTGTTACTTTGTATGATAATATTGACGATTTTAATTTAGTAGGTAAAGATCGTACAGTTATAGGTAAAAATAGTAGATTCGTTGGTACTTTATCTCAAGTATCTAGTAATGGAGATATTATAAGAGTACCTATCGATAGAGGACAATTTATAGCTGGTACTACGTATTATTATTATGATAGAGTATCATATAATGGTTCACTGTGGTTATGTATGGCTACTCAAACCACTAGTATCCCTAGTAAAGAAAATGATGAATGGCTGTTGCAAGTAGAAAAGGGTGAGCAAGGTGCTGCTGGTGCGGATAAAGCCAAATGGGTAGAAATTACTGGAGAAAGATTATTCATGTACGATAATCCTAACTTTGAAGGTACTCCTACACCATCTGTTATTACACTGTATTGCAATACTTATAATATAGAGAATCCTGTATTTACTTGGGTAAATAGAAACACAAATGAAACAATAGGTACCTCTCAAGCATTGGATGTACGTCCTGATATGTTTGGAGATCTTAGAAATTTTGTAGTACGTTGTACTGTAGTTAATGGTAAAGAAAGTTTTTATGATGAAACTCAGGTAGCCAAACTTGGAGATGGTGCAACTGGAGAAGATGCTTTCTATATAGACCTAAGTAATGGTAATATGACGGTACCTTATGATTCATCTGGTAATAACCCCCAAATCACTATTACTGATGTGTATACTTACGTGTATGCTTATCAGGGAACAAACCAATTATATATTGATAGTATAACAGCAGAAACTATTGAAGGCGTGGCTACTGTTACTGTAGATGGTGATAAAGTGACATTAAATACTTTAGGATCACCTTCTGCTAGAATACGATTAACAGTTAATATCGGTTCCATGTCCTTTACTAAGGATTTATGGATTAATAAAGTACAAAATGGTGAGAATGGGTTTGATGGAGTCGACGCTTGTTATGTATTAATATCAGGAGAGCAGGTATTTAAGTACGATAAAGAAGGTTTAGTTAGTCCATCACAAATAACTTTATATGCTAGTTCGTATGGTATTGAATCTCCTACTTATTCTTGGTATTGGAAGATTGTAGGTACAGATGATTGGAATCTTCTTGAAAACGAGATTACAGAAACTTTAGTAGTATCACCAAATGGTTCATACTTTAACAATTCTGTTAACGAGGTAACTTTTAAAGTAGAATGTACTTCTGCTTTAGGTGGAGCCGTATATCAGGATATGTTAACAATTAATAAATTGTATGATGGAAAAGATGGAGAAAGTCCATATAGGGGCGTATTAACTAATGAAGCTCATACAGTAGCTGCTAATTGGTTAGGAGAAGTAGAATCATCAGAATTAGCAAAAGCTTCTACTAATTATTATTTATATCAAGGTACTAGAAAATTAGAGAATAGTGAATATACTATAACTTATACTAATTTAGATAACAATACTCAAAATCAATTATCTATTGATACAAACAATAATAAACTTACTGTAGCTAGATTGGGTAATAGTTTTGATAGTACAGTATTTAAAGTAGAATTTCATGTACCTGCTTCTTCAGCTTCTCCGGTAGTAGATGTGTGTGATTTTACTATTACAAAAGCCAAAGGTGGAGTTCCTGGTGATTTTGAAGTATCTATTTATTGTAGATCTAACGAATCTCAACCAAATCGACCTTCTATGACATCTAGACCTACTTCAGGCGGCACATATAGTAATGGTAACTACTGGTATGTAGATGCTCCTTCTGCAAGCGGTTATGCTATATGGAAAAGTACTGCTTTATTTGATGGAGAAACCGGTTTACTTAAGTCTGGAGAACAGTGGACATTACCTACAAAAATATCAGGTAAAGATGGACAAGATGGACAAAATGGCGCACAAGGTCCTGCCGGACCACAAGGATCTCCTGGAGGTCAAGGCCCTGCTGGAGATCCAGGTCCTGGATTAAATTTCAGAGGGGAATTTAGCGAATACACTACTTATTATAAAACCGCAGAATTAGTAGATGTTGTAAAAAGAGGCGGAGTATTTTATATGGCAGATAGGGCTACAATTTCAGGTTCTTGGTCTAGTTCTGAATGGAAAGCATTAAATTCGTTTGAGAATATTGCAACCGGTTTGTTATTTGCTGAAGAAGCTACAATTGGTGGATGGCGCTTTAGTCCCGCTTCTAGTAGTTATTTTAGATCAACAAATGATGTAGTATGTTTCTATCCATCTACAGATGGTATGACTCCATTTTTAGCAGCAGGTGTTGGTTCAAATAAAGGTGCTATTTCTTCTGGTGGTACTAAAATCACAAACTCAAAAGCTCCTTTAAAATTATGGGCAGATGGTATCATTACAGTAGGAGATGGTTCTAGCAGTTCTAGAGCAGGACTAACAGGTGTAGGTACTTCTTCAGACTCTGTAAGAATCTGGGCAGGTACAAATCACGGTAATAGGACATCTGCTCCTTTTAGAGTACTTGATAATGGTAGTATGGTAGCAACAAATGGTACATTTACTGGAAATGTTACTTGTACTTCTTTAATTGCTCAAAATATTGATTCTAGTAATTTCTCAATACCCGGATTGAAGTGTGCAGGTAGATGTAACTGGACTGGGTCTAGCGCATCGTTTGGATATTTATTTACTACTAAGGAACTTAGAATGTCTCCTTCTAGGGTTGCTACAGGTAGATTTAGATTTACATTATCAGGTGCACATAGTACTGATTATGTTGTATTGTGTTCTATTGATAATCCAAATACAAATATAGCTAGTGGCTTTAGAGGTTCATATCAAATTGGTCCTAGATATTCTGATCATTTTGATATCCATTGGTTTGATACTGATGGTAATGCTCATGATTTAACTTATTTTAATGTTGCATTTTTTTCGTATTAGAATATGGAACTATATTATATTACAAAGAACGGAGTAGGTTCAATAGATGCTGATTTTTTTAAAACTTATTTAAGTGATAAAGAAGTAAAATCATTAGAAGAACTTACAGAAGATGATCGTTATTTATTTTTAAACGACGATCAAAGAGATTTTTATATCAAATACATGGATGAAGTAGTGGATGATCCAATGGCTGTATACTATATGAAAACGCCAGTGAAATCTTCTCAAAATGAAAGAATACGCAAAATACGAGAAAACACTTATATTAGTAAAAGCGATCCACTATATATGGCATACATAAAATATAAAGAATTTGGAGAAAATGAGGCAGCAGCTAAAGCTTATAATGAATGGAAACAAGCTGTGTTAGAAATAGAAGAAGCTAACCCATATATTACAGAATAACATGATAAAGAATAATGTATATTATGAATTCTTTGCAAGCTATATGGTACCCAATTCTAATGAAGTTGGGTACTGGATAGACTTGGGAGCAAATTCAAAAGGAAAAGTAATTAAAGTATATAATCCTGATATTAAGTCTTGGGTTAAACTAACAGATGCTACTAGTGAAGATGCTGTTGCTCCTTTCATTGGTTCTAACGGTAACTGGTGGATAGATAATCGTGATACAGGTATCCCTGCTTCTGGTAAAAGTCCAATTATTGGAGAAAATGGTAATTGGTGGATATTTGATCCAGCATTAAACGAATATGCTGACACTGGTGCTACCGCATATGGTAAGACTGCATATGAATATGCAGTAGATCATGGATATACAGGTACTGAAGAAGACTTTGGCAAAATGCTTAATGAAGTACCTAATGCGGTTAAAGATGCCAAACAAGCCATAAAAGACTCAAAAGAAGTACTTCAGAATCCACCAAAGATTGTAGATGGTAATTGGTATATCTATGACTATGTAAATGATACTTATCAGGATAGTGGTATCAACGCAGTTGGTGATGCATTTACTATTGTAAAAACGTATTCTTCAGTTCAAGCTATGGAAGATGATTACAATAACCCTGAAGTAAAAGCAGGACAATTTGTAATGATCGATACAGGTAATGTTGAAAATGAAGAGGATTCTAGATTGTATTTGAAAGGTAATACTGAATGGAAATTCATATCAGACTTATCTGGTGCACAAGGTATTCAAGGTTTATCAGCATATCAAGTAGCAGTACAACATGGCTTTGAAGGTACAGAAGACGAATGGTTAATCTCTTTAAAAGGTGAGAAAGGTGAAACTGGACCTAAAGGAGATAAAGGTGATACTGGAGAAAAAGGGGCCACTGGTGAAAGAGGACCTCAGGGTTTACAGGGAGAAAGAGGTTTACAAGGTGTACAAGGTGAAAAGGGTGAGCAAGGTATACAAGGACCTGTTGGACCTAAAGGCGAGCAAGGAGAGCAAGGTATACAGGGAATTCAAGGGCCACAAGGAGAACCTGGTCCACAAGGACCTAAGGGGGATACTGGTTCAGGATTAAATATTAAAGGAGAATTAGATTCTGAATCACAATTACCACAAGAAGGTGTATCTGGTGATGCTTGGTTAATTGCTGGTAATCTATACGTGTTTGTGGGTGAAAACGGTAATGTTGAATCTAATCCTAAATGGAGTAATGTTGGTAGTATTCAAGGACCAGCAGGACCGACAGGACCTAAGGGAGAACAGGGAGAACCTGGTCCTAAAGGTGAACCGGGAGCTGATGGAGCACCTGGAATACAAGGTCCAAAAGGTGATCCTGGTCAAAAAGGAGAGAAAGGAGACCCAGGTAGTGATGCTTCTGTAACTAAGCAGAATGTAGAAGCTGTACTTACTGGGGATATTACTAGTCATAATCATGATAGTAGATACATATCTAAAAGCAATACTAGTACATATACACCTACTGCAGATTATCATCCTGCTACTAAGAAGTACGTTGACGATACTGTAGCAGCAGTAGATGTTACTGAACAAATCTCTGGTAAAGCTGATAAGACTTATGTAGACAGTAAGTTAGATACTAAAGTAGATAAGGAAGAAGGAAAAGGATTAAGCTCTACTGATTTTACTTCGGCTGAAAAAAGTAAATTAGCAAGACTTAACGGTTATGTTGTAAATATGGCCGATAACATGGTTCCCACAGCTGAATTTGGTCGTATTACATATTCCTTTAAGAATGAATCAACAGGTTCTAACGGCAATACTCAATCTAAAGTAATACAGATACCAGCAGCTACAACTTCTGCTGCAGGTTTAATCACTGCTGAAGGATTTAATAAACTTACTGGATTACCAACATCAGAAGAAATAGATCAAAAGATTAATACTGCTATAGGTTCAGTATACAAGGTAAAAGGTTCTGTAGCTAATTATGAAGCTTTACCTAAAGATAATGTAACAATAGGTGATGTATATAATCTTGAAGATACAGGAGCTAATTATGTAGCTACTTCATCTACTCCAGATTGGGATAAGTTAAGTGAAACAGTAGATCTTAATGGGTATTTAACTAAGACTGATGCAGCTAGTACGTATCAACCAAAAGGCAATTATCTTACTTCAGTACCTGAAGAATATGTAACTGAAACTGAATTAACTGCAAAAGGTTATGCTACTACTACTCAGGTTAATACAAAATTAGATTCCTCTGCATATACTGCTACAGATGTGTTATCTAAAGTAAAGACAGTAGATGGGGTTGATAGTGGTTTAGATGCTGATTTACTTGATGGTAAACAAGGCAATGAGTATGCTTTAAAAACAGAAGTAATTACAGAGGCACCTTCAGATGGTAAGACATATGGTAGGAAAAACAAACAATGGTCAGAGATTATAGCTAGCAATCAGTACCTTGACTTGACAACTTTATTTCCAAATGAAAGTGGTGCATTATCTGAGGAAAATTATCAAAAGGTAGTTGATGCTTATGAAAATAGAGTGTCTTTAGCACGTGTTAACACTGTGTATTTTCCTTTTAGTATGACAAAGGATGAAGAGTCATATGGGTTGACTATCAATATGTCTGGACTTAATAGCTTTGAGTTAAATGCAAATTTAGTAGTAAATGTAAAGAGGATTTCCGTTTATACAGACGATAAAACATATGTCTGTGCCTGGAATTCCATGAATCTTGTTAATAACGGTGATGGTACAAAATACCTCTCCGACAACGGTGAATACCGTACTCCCCCTATCGCTACTCCCACCACTGCGGGATATATGTCGGCGGAGGACAAGAAGAGGGTGGATGATATAGTAAACTTCGGCACAGGGAGTAATTCTGTCACCACTCTTGTGAATATACCGACAAGCAAGAGGTTGGTTAAGGCTACCCTGTCTTCCGCTTCAAACCTGTCGATAAATGAGTCTGCAAGGGCACTGAATGTAGGCGAAGAGATATATCTTGATTGTAATCCTACTGCTTCTTTTACGCAGTCTATCCCTACTACTGGCAGTTTTAGATCAATGTCCGGTAGTTCTATTACCACTACTTCCGGCGTGCCTTTCGAGATGTCCATTTTGAAGATCGCTACGAGTGGTGTCATGTATTCAATAACCGTTAAAGAGAAGGATTGATATGTTGAGAAGAAGGACGATAGGAAGTAAGAAGTTAGTATTCTTTCAGAAGCGATTTTATCCGGCAGGAAATTACACATGGACGGTTCCAGCGGGATGTATGGAGGTTGATGTGTTTCTTGTCGGAGGAGGGGGTGCAGGACATAATGGAAGCGGTGGAGGTGGCGGCTATACTAAAACCTTCAAAAAAGATACATCCGGATGGAGAGACGGTGATGCTATCTCTGTTGCACCGGGTCAGTCAATTCCGATAACAGTTGGGAAAGGAGGAATTGGAGGGTATTCTCAAGTTGCCCCCAACGGTGGATACTCTCAATTCTTAAATTCAAGTTATAGAGCTAATGGCGGAAATGGTGCGGGTAATGGTCATCCAGGCGGAAATGATGCCGGAGCATATACTGGTGGCAACGGCGGAAGTGGCGGAGCAGGAGATGATTCAGATACGGCTAAAGCGGGTTCTGATGGATCTAACGGAATCGGCAGCCGCAATGAAAATGGCTCTCTCTATCCAGCTGGTTCCCTATATGGCGGAGGAAAGGGTCAAAGGCATACAACCCGCGATTTTGGCGAACCTACTGGGAAACGAAATGCCGGAGGTGGTGGTTCAGACAGAAATATAAATGGGGGCATGGGTGGAGAATCCGATTACGACAAAGGATGCGGAACTGGAAATGGCAATAGAAAAAGTGGCGGTTACGGTAACGGCGGTGATGGCACTGTCCTGATCCGCTATTGGGCTTACGAAAAATAAAACAAATATAAGTGATATGAGTAAATATATATATATACAAAAAGACGCAGCAAACATATATGTCACAATGCCGGAAAAGCTTGATACAGCAAACAACGATATCGGCACGACATGGGAGGATTATGTTGCAGGAAAGTACGTTTTGCTGACAGAAGAACAGATTGCCTTTAAAGAGGCAAACGAAGGTGCATCCGTAGAAGAAGTGTTCAATATGCAATTGACGCCTATTCCCGAACCGACACCGGAAGAAAAACTTCAAACTGCAAAAGACTTGAAGCGTCAGGAAGTCTACAACACCGACTACCGGCACTATTACATAGAGGACAACGATGTATATACATACGACCGTTTGTCTCTAAAAGACCAGTGTGCCCGAAAAGATACGGTTGAAGTAAACGGGAATTCGTATAAATCATCTCTGTTATTGGAAGCTCTCAATGAGATGGCAGACTACAATGATATCTGTATAGGTCTATCAGAAAAGTTACTCTCTGATATTGAAGCTGCCAAGACAGTGGAAGATGTAGAATCGATTGAGGTGACGGGCTACCCCGATGTAATCCATAGGACAACAGCCGAATTACAGGAAGCCGTAAACTACACGGAAACGCACGATTCAGAGAAGCAGCTATCCCGTATCACCCGTAAATCTGTGTCTGTAATGTCGCTGACGGATAATGAAGCGATTAGTGCCAAATACGCACATGCTGAATGGAAAGAATTTATTAACGGGAAGTTGGATACCGGCAACCGGGTAATTAACGATGACTGGTTATGGAAAGTCCGGCAACCGATAAATCCGGTTCTCGAAATATATCCTCCTTCGGTAGATACGGCTGCTCTTTATGAGCGCATGGACGAAAATCACAAAGGCACGGGATACGATCCCAAACTCTATGCGCCAGGCATGACGCTTGAACAGGGAAAGTATTATACGGAAATGGAAGACGGCGTAAGGAAGAAATATTACTGCTTTTATGGTACGATTAATCCGGTATATGCCCATTTGAAAGAATTGATTAACATAAATGTAAGATTGGTAACAGTGGTTCAATAACCGCTATTAGGTATGTAATAGTCCTCTTTATAAGAGGAACCTTTATTTAATATAATCGTTTACTTTATATATCAAGCTCTAAGTATCATATAATTTTCAGAACGCTAGCATTCTTTTAGATTGTCTAGCGTTTTGTTTTTTCAAAGTCTCACAAATCTTCAATCATGTTCAGATATATAAACGATATTATAATAAAAGCCTCAAGTGTATCAACAGTGAATTATTTTAAAGAACTAATAAATGATGGTCCGATTAAATTTTTTACTTGCATTAGTACTACCTTAGCTAGTGCTATGAGCACTTTCTTTTTGCCTATTTGGTTACCAATAGTTGCAGTAGAAATACTAATAATCATTGATATGATATTAGGTATTAGAGTGTCATTAAGTAATGGTGAAAGGATTCAATCTAGAAAGTTTTGGTCAACTGTTAAAAAGCTTTGCTTTAGTTCATTAATGATAAGCTGTGGTCATCTAGTAGATGAATATATATTGACATCCATCGATGCGCACTTAGTTGAGGGCTTTGCTGGTCTTGTTGCTGGTGTAGAACTATGGTCAATGGTAGAGAATCTACAAACATTAGATCCTACTGGACCTTGGAAAATATTCAGCAAGTTCATTAAAAGAAAAGGCGAGAAGTACTTAGATATCACAATTGACAAAGAAGATTTACCAAAGATTAAGAAATTAGTTAAAAAGATTAAGTAATATGAATTATCTTAGAGTATTGATAGTAGCTATTATATCTTACTTAGGAATATCCAATTATGTTTTAAGAAATAAAGTAAATAAATTGGATGAAGAATTGGGAGATGCTCGTAACAATATTGAATCTTATCAATCAATCCTAAGTAATAAACAAAATGAAAATAGAGTATTAAAACTTAGTATAGAAGATTTCAAACATTCTAAAGATAGTTTAATACAAGAGTTATCAAAAACACAAGATCAACTTAAGATAAAGAATAAGAAGTTAAAAGAAGTAATGAGTATGTCCACAGTATTGACAGATACTATAGTAAAGATAATACCTGTGGATAGAAACTTCAATGTAGAACTTCAGTCAAATCCATTGACTACTATCAAAATAAATAGAATGGATTCAGTTATAACTTGTATTCCAGAAATATATAATCATCAAGATTTATTTATAACCGAAGAAAAAGTATATAGAAAGAAATATAAAAACTGGTTTCAACGGTTAATACATTTTGACTTTAAAAAAGATAAAGTCGAATCTTACAAAATTATCAATTCTAACGATTTAATAAGAGTATTAGATACTCGGGTTATCAAAATTACAAAGTAATTTGCAAAATATTTCAATTTAATATTAATCAATAAATAAATTGAAACTATGCATTTAAGTAGAATATTAGATCAAATTAAACGCCATCCTTCCCCAACAGAAGCTTTAACTAAATTGGGTAAAGCTATGGATAAACATGAAGATAATCTGTTGGAAAAGGGCTTCAGAATACTTAAATCAGAACTCTGTGCTAATGTATATGAAGCTATAAATGGCCCTCACTTTGATGAGGAACATGCTAAATACGCAGTAGAAGGCATGGAAAATGAGGATGGATCAAAAGGCCCTCATTGGACAGTTGAAGAGACAACGTCCATTGCCAATCAAATGGGCATAAATTTAAAATCAGAGAAACACAATAAGTGGGACTGGTATGTAGCCATGAATATGATCTACTCAGATTTTTATAAAGCTGTTGTAGCAATAACTGGTGGAGCTAGTACCAAACATTTTGCAGAACTTACCAAAGCTTGGATTTGTGACAAAGACATCTCAGAAGGCAAGATGTGGCATTACTATGTTTATATAATGTGTGATGATGAAGATAATGATTATAAAGCATATGAACATATGTCTCATGATCGTGAATATGATTCAGATTATAAATATGGTAGAGAAAGAAGATCTTCTGGTAGAATGTCATATCCTTACTCTAGATATGAAATAGAGGATGAATATGAATATTCTGATCGTTATGCTTATCCTGAAAGAAATAGAATGGATAGAGATAGACGTGAAGAAGATATGAAAAGAGACAGAGATTCTCGCAACACATCTGTTAGATATTTCTAATTATCAAAATAAATAAATCAATTAAAAATAAATCATTATGTTAGAAAACGAAAGAATAATTGTAGACCGTGGTGGTATTGACCCCGGTATCGCTGCTTTGATGCAAAATGCTAATAAAGGTTTTGATCCTGCTGCTTTGATGGCTATGATGAACAACGGTAATGGTATGTTCGGTGGCAATGGCGGTTGGTGGTGGATTTTCATCATCGTGCTCTTCTGGATGTGGGGCGGATGGGGTGGCAACGGCTTCGGTCGTGGCAACCAGGCTGAGACCAACTCTGACTTCGCTCGTTTAGCTGCTATGGGCAACCAGAATAACAACACTGATTTGTTAATGCAGGCTATCAACGGTAACAAGGATGCAATCAATACCTTGTCTACTAACTTGAACTGTGACGTTAAATCAATTGACACAGCATTGTGTTCTATTCAGAATGCAATTGGTAAAGTTGGTGGTGAAGTAGGTTTCTCTGCAGAAAGAGTAATCAATGCTGTTAATGCTGGCGATTGCAACGTAATCAAAGCTATTAGTGACTGCTGCTGCACAACTCAGCGTTCTATTGATTCAGTTAATCTGAATTTAACTCAAATGAATGCTGATAATAGATTATCTATCTGTCAACAGACTAATACATTACAAAATGCTATTACTACAGGATTTAACACATTAATGTCTGATAATGCAAGTAAATTTAATATCTTAGGTTCTAAGATTGACGCACAGACTCAGATTATCAATGATAAATTCTGTCAGTTAGAAATGAGAGAAATGCAGAATAAGATTGATGCTCTGCGTGATGAAAAGAATGCATTGCAAACTTCTGCTATTACTCAACAGCAGACTCAGAATATTGTAAATCAGATTAAACCTTGTCCAGTTCCTGCATACCTGACATGTAATCCGTACGGATGTAATGGTGGATTTACAGGTTATGGAAACCCTTATGGTTACGGATATGGCTACGGTGATAGCTGTTGCGCTTAATAAGAAAGGAGGTTATTATGTTTCCTTTCATGTTTAATCCTTACTTTGGACGTAACAATACCGTTCGTATTTTAGACCAAGTAATACCGAAAATCAATACAATAAGCGTAAGCGATTCAACAGAATCTACAGTTCTGGGTATCTGTCCTAAAGTGTGGTGTAGACTTCCTAGAGAAGGTGTGTTTGTATTAGAGGTTAGACATACTCCTGCCACTGCTAGTGCAACACTTCCTGTGTTTGTATCTACTACTGGTTCAGTAAGCACCGCTTCAAATAACAACAATATACCTGTAGTAAAAGGAGATAGCACACCATTAGTTGGTTCTGAAATCTCTGCTGGTAACAGATATTGGGTTTATTACAATAAATGCGATAATGTTATTCAGGTTATGAATCATTACACTGTGGCTGCAGCTCCAGCTGCCTAATATATATTAACTTAAAGTATATGGGCAGCGAGTAATACCTGCCCATATCTTTTTAAACTTAAAGATATGACATTCTCACAGTTAACGCCGGGTACAAATATACACGTACTCGAGATTACAGGTACTTTTAAAAAGAGTACTACATACAGTTTAGGTAAAGTAGTAAGTGTATCAAAACCCTACGATGAACCATTGCCACCAGGTCAATTCCCAATGCCTATGCAGAATAGGCGTAAGCTTGTAGATTTAGTTATCTCTTGTGACGGTGAGCAGAAGAAACTGTCAGTATCTGAAGATAAAACAATGATGACCGATTCTACCATCGGACTTACTATAGCTACAGATAAAACTCAAATTGTAGATATGGTTAAGCAATCCTATAATGACTGTAAAGTTAAAAAGGAAAGCGTATTAAAATACGATGAAGAGATGAGGAGATGTGAAGACATCTTAAAATTACTTAATACAACTCCGGACATAACAACCAATGTGACAAAAGATTTCAAAGAACTTGATGAATTAAAAGCTGAAGTGAAAGAGCTTAAGCAACTTTTACAAAACGTAACTACTGTTCGTCCAGAGGTTAAAATAGAAACCCCCTCATCTGAGGAGAAACAAATTGAAATCTAAAACACAAAGGTTGGCTATTTAGTCAACCTTTTTTATTTTAAATAAATATGAATATGTATAACAACAAATATGATATATTAGGAAGTACAATTAAACCAAATCCTGCATCTGTTAAATATTGGGCTGATTTAGCATCTAATCCTAATGGTGGTGATTTGAAATATTTTAATGGTAAGGATTGGGTTTATGTAAATAATACAGCCACATCAGATATTAAAGATCTAAGAAGTGATCTTACTTCTGAAATAAGTAGGGCAACTGGACGTGAAAATGAAATTGAAGCTAAGATTGATGCTTTAATTGGAGATGCTCCTGAAAATATGGATAGCTTACCTGAATTAATTGATGTTATTAATACCCATGCGGAACTTATTGAAGGTAAAGTAGATAGACAACCTGGTAAAGGTTTATCCACTAATGATTATACTACTGAGGAAAAGAATAAACTTGCTGGTTTGACTAATTATAATGATTCTGAAGTAAGAGAATTAATCACTGCATTAACTCTTAAAGTAAACGGTTTAGAAGAGAGAGTTGCTGCATTAGAAACACCTGCTGCATAATGGAACTCAGATTAGATAGAATATTTCGTACTAATGAATATACTATTGGGGAGTTATATGTAGATGGTGCTTATCTATGCGATACACTTGAAGATCCAGTAAGACCATTACCTGAAGCATGTCCTAATACACCTAAAGGAATTGCATGTAAATGCAAGGAAAAGGTGTATGGGGATACTGCTGTACCTGCTGGTACGTATGAGGTGAAATTAAGCTATTCTAGCCGTTTTAAGCGTATTATGCCTGAGATACTTAATGTACCTCACTTCTTAGGTATACGTATTCATACGGGCAATTCTAGCGCCAAAGATTCAAGTGGATGTATACTGGTAGGTACTTGGGATGGGATGAAAGAAGATTGGATATCTAATTCTACTGTAGCTTATAATAAGCTTATACCCCTACTTCAGAAGGCGATGGATAATAAAGAACAAATAACAATAACAATAAATAACTTATAAGTATGAAGAAACATTATGAAACACATGTAGAAGATACAGATAAGCTTATAAGTGTTGCAGGTCCTATATTGGAATATAAGTCTTGGTATGAGCAATACAGGAAATTAATGGAAGAACAAGCTCAACGTAAATACGGTCTTTATACCCCTACTTCAGAAGGCGATGATGATGATTTCCCATCTATTCCTGGCATGATTGCAAGGTATTCAGCATTAGGTCTCACCAATGAACAGATGGCTACCAATCCTGTATGGGTTGATAAGACGGGTAATGGGCATGATTTACAGATGAAGAATTTCGCTTGGAAGGATGGTTCGGGTATTAGTGATGTTTATCCCGGTGCACTCGTCTTTGATGGTGTAGATGATTACGGTACCTGTGATAACTTCCCTATTCTGACTAAGGAAAAGGGATATACGGTTGTGGCTTTGAGACAGTATCTTGTAGAGAAATCAACTGCTTATTTGACTGCTAACGGTGACAGTATATCAAATACTTCTTTTATATTTGAAGGTAATAATTACAAGGATACTTGGAATTTTGGTAGGGTAAGTCCAATACAAGCTTCTCGAATATTAGCAACACAAACTTCTAAACAATATGATGGTGTAAAACTAAATATTGGAACAAATACAGAAGGTAGTAATTTATTACAAGTTGGTAAATGGAGCAAAAGTTATAGTAATGTTGCTATTTGGGAACTTGTATACCTCGACCACGACGCCACCGAAGAAGAACTGACCAAGATCAAAGACTACTTCGTCAAAACCTATCCCTGGCTCTTCCCCGACCAAGCATGGACTGTCACCGGCAAAACCAACGAGGACGAAGATCGTGCTACTATTGCAAATATTACGGGTAATGGTAATGATCTTGTACTGTCGAATTTTGGGTTTATTGAAGGGAGTGGCTACAATGAAGAAGGGGAACATGCTGGCTATCTGGTTACTGATGGGGTGGATGATATGATAACTTCGTCAGCTTTTCAAATGGGTAAGGATTTTACGATTGTTGGAGATTGGAAGTTTATTGATAATAAAAAGAGTGGTACTGGTTTAGTAAAAGGGTCTAGTTTTTATATCTACAACACAATGATTGGACTTGATCTTTATATTAATTCAGGATCAGTAAAAAATAGTCTTGACGGAATTAAAAGTATTAATGCTGCATGTTCAGATGGTAGGGCCTATGATCGTAATTGGAATGAAATACTGGCAAATACAGGTAATGTAGTTGGTTCTGGTGGTATATTGGAGGTATCGAGTAGTGGTGGTAGGTTTGATCGAATA